CCAAAGACGCAGTCAGAAGGATCAGCTAAAAAACAGAGTACGAGACGCAAGGCGGCCTCGAACCTGATGGACAACTCCGCTCCAAGAATAGAAAGAAACACCGACAACATGTCGGATGAGGATTTATGGGACTCAGTCCCTGAACCTAAGGAAGATTTTTAGGAATCCTTATTTTTTAATAATTTTATTAGGAGTTGACTATGGCAGCTTATGGCGGAACGGGAAGCGTTTCTGGAGCCTCCAGTTATGGGGATCTAAGTAAAAACGATGCGTTCACTATACAAAAGAAGATGTTACCAATTGCAAAGCGATTGCTGACATTTGCGAAATTCGCACAAAAAGAGACCAAGCCTCAGAAGCAAGGGCTTGAGATCAGACACCGACGTTACGAAAGATTCCCAATTGTGGATTCCCCGATTGCGGAAGGCGTCACGCCGGATTTCACCTCGCTTGAGCATACTACGCTCATGCACACGTTGCAGCAATTTGGATCATATGTGAATACCACAGATGTCCTGTTGGCAGCATCTCACGATCCAGTTCTGAACACTATCTCCGAAAGACAGGCGACACAGGCTGGTGAGACAATCGATTTCCTCAGCTACAAGACCTTCAGGGCAGGCACTCAGGTTGCATATTCTAGTGGAACTAGTCGTTCTACTACTGATGCTACAATTGGCCTTGCAACAGCAGGATCTCAACTAACAGCGGCTCCAACAGGATCCGATGGTCTGATTCAAAAGGCCATCCGTGTTCTGGAGCGTAATGATGCCGTCAAGCTACGCAAGAAATTGCGAGCAGCAGTTGGTATTGCTACCGAGCCTATCCGTGAATCATTCATTGGTATCTGCCATCCTGACCTTCGTCAGGACATTGAAGCAATTACCGGATTCGTCCCAGTCGAAAAGTATTCCGACACAGGTGACGCAATCGAAGGTGAGATTGGTTCAGTCCGTGGCGTGAGATTCATCACCACAACCCAAGCCGTTCCTTTTGCAGATGCTGGCGCAAGTGCAAGTAGCCTCTTTATGGTTACAACCAGCGGAACTTCAGGATCATCGGGTAACTGTGATGTTTATCCCGTTATCATACTTGCCGCCGATGCAATCGGTTGTGCAACACTTGGAGGCATGGATTCTCTCCGCTCCAAAGTCGTTATGCCCCGCCCCGGCCCTGGTGACCCGTTAGGTCAACGTGGAACTGTGGCATGGGATACATTCTACTCTTGCATTATTCTGCAAGATTTGTGGATGTATCGTATTGAATGCACTGCGACCAACTTATAATTCTAACCTATGAAGCCCTTAGCTACGGAGCCCCGTAGCGGGGGCTTCTATACCCTAAATGTCTAAATAGGAGAAATCTATGGACTCTTTAAAAACTAAAATAACCAGTGCCAAGCAGATGAGCAAGATTGACTTTGTTAATTTTGCAGATGGTCTGACATGGGCTGCCGCAACCTACAAGCGTGTTCTCTTCATTCCAGAAGGTGCACGGGTTTGTGGTTTCGGGATCCATGTAAATATTGTGGTTGGTAGTACTACCGGCACCAATACTATTACGATTGGCCATGATGCTGGTACTGCCCAGTCAGATACTGGCATGGGGCATGTTGTAGCAACGGCAGATGTTGATGCATATGCAAAAGCAGTAACTCTTGAAACAGTTGGTTGGACAGGACCAGAGCGTGGTCCTGTAGATGCCGCTGTAACATCAGGAGTAGAATTAATGGGTAAACCACCCACAATGACAAGTGGCGCAACGTATACTTATGCACCATCTTTAACAGCACCTTGGTCTTCTTCGGGAGAAAAGGTTGTACCGGTTGTTGGATATGTAACAACTGGAGCAACCCAATCAACAGGATGCTTACATTGGTGGGTTGAATATGTCTTTGACGCCAACATAGTGTGGGCTCAAGCAGACTTAGCCTAATACTAATTTACTGGACGGGGGATAACCCCGCCCAGTACTAACTCAAGCAAGGAGATCTTATGCCTACAGCAGGCGGATTACTCGGAAAAAGTGAACATATTCCCAAGCACGGTAAGAAGCATAGTGCATATCAAGATGCTGGCGAAGGCCAGTGGATAATAATGCCAAATGGAATGAAGATGGCCAAAGAGTGGAAAAAAGGCGATTCTGTTCCAGAAGGTTTTTGTGTTATCAATATTGATCATGGACGTGACAATACCGAGACGGGACCTGTCCCTGTTACACACGGTGAGAATACATTAATTATTCCCCGTGGTACAAACAGAGTGGTACCACTTCTTCACGTTAACGTACTGAATGACGCAGTTACCACTGACTATTTTCAAAAAGATCTGATGAGCGGTATGTCATCACGGTCTAACAGGCGGTTTAATTTCACTGTAAAGAAATGGGCCAAGACTGGAAGTGAGATGGGGATCTCAATGGAAGATCTTGAAGATGCAAAAGAGCGCCATGAGGTAATAGACCTTGATCAAGATTAATGAACCGAAAACAAATAAGGGAGCGAGTTGAAACAGCATTACAGGATAAAGACAACAGGCACTGGACAGACGCAGAAATAAACCAGTACATTGATGATGCTCTTGTAGAATTCACTCGTCTCTCAAAGTACCCTCAGGTAGAGGGATCCGCCACTAATCCTGGCGGGACTACACCTCTAGGTGAGGGTACACAAACAGGCACACTGACCATTGATGGGAAAACTGCGACTATTACTTTCAGTGGTGTCCATTCATACAGTGCCAACGATGTCGTTGTAGTCTCAGGAGGAGCACCAACTGAGTATAACGGGGCGTTTCCTATTCTCGTTCCGTCCACAACCACACTCACCTACAAGGTAGGTTTCGGCGATGCCGTTACCGATTCTTCCGTTTCTGTCTTCAGAATAGGCCCCACTTATACCAAACCCTCCACAATTGCAGAGATAGTATCTGCAAGTATCGACGGCAGGGAGCTCTCCATCTACACAGAATCCGAACTGAATGCAGCCGCCGCTTCTCGTGGTTACCGTCATTTTATGCTCGAATCCAGTATGGGGTTCCATCCCAACGCTTTTTCTTCAGCAATCACAACTGTAGACAACACACCAAAGTGGCGTACCCAGACCGGTCCAATTGAAGCAGTTATCTTCAATAATCGCACGGCAAGCACATTCAGGATTTATCCACTTCCAAAGGCAGACAAGGATCTGTATGTTGACAAAGATGCAACAGCCAAGGTGTTTCACACCCTCACGATACGAGGGGTACCAGTATCAAGTGCACTAGCCAGTGACACAACGTCACCGGACATTAACGTATACTGGCACGAGGCTATTGTTTATGGAGCCTTGGAAAGGGCATGGCTGAAGGAATCGAAGCTACAGAACGTAGAGAAGTCTGCTATGTACAATAATAAGTTTATGCAACAGGCAAATCAGGCCATGATGAATGAAGGCATGACATCCGGTGCCCTCAGTGAAGGCCGTAACCAAGGCGGATTCAGGATAAATAGGAACTTATGAGAACAAAAATAGCAAAGGAGGAATATGCCAGTACATTACAAAGATAAGACCGGTTCGGCTCGTAAAAAGGCTTACGCTGAACATAAGGCAATCAAGAAGCCATCAATTAGGGAAGCGGCTCGCATGGAGGCCCGTTTCGGTGCTGGCGTTGATGAGATGCAAAAATCGATAGGTTCAGCAATTGCTGGGCCAGGTGCAGGCAAGAAGCGAGGGAAGGAAAAGAAAAATAAAAAAAAGATTCGATCTTTCAAACCAAAGAAGCCAGTAAAAGGAATACTTGAGTCTCAGGGATACTAATGCCCTTTGCCTCCAAAAAACAGCGTCGCTGGATGCACAAGAACAAACCGGAGATGGCCAAGAAATGGGAGAAGGAAGAGAAGATCCGCTCCTTTAAACCAAAGAAGAAGTTGACTAAATCACAATTATGGGCGTTGAAAAACCCGGATCTTTCACATCCATTGGCTGGGATCACTCCTAAACCAACAAATGAAGAAGCAGATGAACTTATGTCGAATCTACCAATAACTAATAAAAAACTAAAATCAATGGGAAAAACAAGAAAAGAGCTAAATCCAGGATTACTTGAACAACGTGGAATGTAATGGCAGCAGGAAAACACGATATCACGATTGAGCAGGGAGCCACATTCACTCTCAATCTATCATACAAGGACAGTGCCGGAGATGTGGTTGATCTCTCCAGTAGTTATACCTCAAGGATGAAAATCCGTGAATCTACCGGTGGCACCATAATTGCGTCAACAGAGTCCGGTGATTCTCCCAAGAATACGCTCTCTATAGCCTTGGCTGCTTCCGGCAATAATATAATAGTTACCATGACGGCTGCTAACACGACAGCCCTTGATTTTGATAATGCAGTCTATGACCTTGAGCTTGTTGCCGGTGCGGTAATAGACAGGATTATAGAGGGTAGGGTCTTTCTTTCCAAGGAGATTACAGTATGAGTTCAGTTACTGTTACAGAGAACAATAACAAGGTATCGGTTAATAAGACTACCAATGTAGTCACTGTCACCTCGCCAGGTACAGTTGGGCCACAAGGAGGTTCAGGTACAATTGAGTCTGCAACAGCCACGGCTTCCGAGGTAGCAGTAAGTGGTGCCGGTGCAAGCGGGACTCCAACGGCTACCGTCACACTTGGCGGAACTGCCGCAGCAAGAACAATGGCCTTTGCTTTTGGTGT